CACTTAGAGTCGATTGGTGGCAAGTCCCAGGAAGAGACGATGCTTGGAAAATAAAGACTATTGCTGACTTAGGATCAATTGATGACTTTAATCAAGAATATGGACTCCAGTTCTTTTCATCAGACCAATTAATGTTAGGATCAAAGGATCTAAAGAGACTCTATAATATGATGCAGGACTATCAGGAAAGTAATGTATACTTTGATGAAAATAAAGAATTTATTAGAAAGCACTTAAGGTTTCATCCAAAATACGCATCTAAGGAAATTTCAGATTTTAAAAACGATCCGGGCTATTACATATTTAGCATAGATACTGCTGATGGAATAGGAGGAGATTACTCAGTTCTTAACATATTTAAAGTAGTTTGTTTACCAGTTAAGGAATTGCAAAGAAAGAAGGAAAGTGTTAGAAATGAATTGGACACTATCTCATTAGTACAAATAGGTACGTTTAGAACAAATGAATTAGATATAAACGCATTTGCGTCAGCATGTGAACATATAATATACAAAATATTCAATCCCGAAAGAACTAGGATTGTTCTGGAGATGAATCATAAAGGCGATATACTACTAAACATGTTTAAAGATAATCCAGAGTACTGGAGTAGCCAAATGGTTCATAGCAAACATACTGAACTTGCAGTAGTTACTAAGCCTGGATTACGACTAGGGCCAACTAACCGAACAAAATATTGTGAAAAGCTAACATATTTGATAAATTTGAATAAAATAATCCCAAACGACTACTTTACGATAATGGAATTAATGTCATTTGGTAAATCGAGCGGGGGAGTTTATAGAGGACAGAATGGAAACGACGATCTTGCCATGACCTGCGTAAACCTTTCTTCAGTATTTGACTCTTCTCAATTTTTTGATGTAGCTGTCGATACTTTTGAGAATATGGGAGTTGAATATGCAAAGGAGATCGAACGAGTGTTTTTAAATGTAAATCGATCAGATAATGAGAGATCTATGTACGATTATGGAAAGCTCAGAGAAATGAACAATGTTGGAGGACACGACACTCCACAAAATAGAAATGTTTCTCCTAACGTATTTGATTCTCAATCACTTGAACAATTTGAAAAAATAAAGAGACACTTTTTTAAAAGTTAATACTTTTGTAGTACATTATAAAAGTATTTCCAAAAATAAAGATTACACACTACATGCAGCAGTTAAGATTTAACGGCGATATTACGCTGGAACAAGTTTTTCAGGATTATCGAACTGAAGTTTACGATAATTTAGTGAAAGCTATCGCCGAAAATTTAGAAGAAGAAGTAGAGCAAGTCACAGTATTAGTAGTTGGAATCAATAACATTGACTACACAGTTAATCTAACTAAGGATAAATTTGTGACCAGCTTACGCAGTGCTCTTGCTCATTATGAAAGGCTAGAGCTGTATGAGAAATGTCAGCAGTGTTTGGATATACTCAATAAACTCTAAAAATAACTAACAACTATGGGATATGATGTACTTAACAGAAAAATTAATCTTAGAATTCAAGAAATTGCAGAAAAAATGATGACTTCCTCGATAAATCCCGAGGAAAGAAATGAATTAGCTTCTTTGATTTATCCGAAACTTAAATATTTTATTTGGAAGTATTGTAAGAATGAGGAAGATACTTGTGAAGCCTTGCAATGGACTTTAAAAAGAATTTTTAAGAACATCTCGCAGTTTAATTTTGAGAAGGGAAAGTTCACTACTTGGATCTATACAATAGCTAGAAACGAGACGCTTTATTACTTATATCAAAAGAAAAAGCATTCTCACGTAGATATTGATACTTTATTCTCAAAGATCGATGAACCTGATAATTTTGAACTCACAGTTTCTGTTCATGAAGCAGTCGATGAAATCTATCAAAAAACTCTTGTTGAGATTTATAAATTGGACGATAGCTTGATGAAGAGCATAGCAATTGACAAAATGATCAAGAATAAGAAGGTTAAGCAGATTGCTGAAGAATACGATATGAATGAGAACACTGTAAAGACTAAACTTCGAAAAATTAGATCTGATGTGAAGCTTGCAGTTATCAAAAATAATCCTTCAATCGAAGATAAAATACGATTTATACTATGAAAAAAGTTAGAAAATTTATACTTCCTCATCTCGTTTGGCAAATTCTTTCAAAGTCAATAGAAGAACTAAATTATTTTAGAAAATATTTAAAAATACTCTCAGATCTCAAAGAAGATGGATCGTTGGATAAATTAGGAATTAGACTCGAACAAAATGGTGAAATGTTTATAGGTGTAAACTTAAATCCAGAATTGTTAATATATGAGTTAGATGCACAAGAGCCAGTTGAAATGAGATTTTTAACAGAAGCTATGAAGAAGTATACTGATTTTTTTACAAGAATGAGTGTCATCGACTACATCATGGCAGACTATGAAAGAGTTAAAACTGAAGACTATTATGGTTATGTAGTCAAGTTATATTTCAACTTCAAATTCTATTCTAAGTTCAATATCATATATTCTGCGGCATACTTCGTCACTACTACTGCACTAGCCATCGCTGGAATTCTAGCAGTGTTGTAAAAAATAAATAATCTTATGAAAAATGTAACTGATTTCTTAAAAAAGAATGCATGGCAAGCAGCCACTGTCATTTTACTACTTCTTTTCCTAGGAAAGGGATGCACCTCAAACAAAATAAGCAAGCTTGATTCTAAATTTAGCGAAAGTGAAGCTCGCTTAGAAAAAAAGATAGACTCATTAAATTCAGTGATCACTCAATTTGCGACTGAAAAGCAAGTTAGAGATCAGATGGAAATAACTATGTTGAATTATCTAATATACGAAGATGACTTAGACAACGGAAAAACTAGTCTATCTGAAATAAAAAATAAGATAGAATCAAATGACTAATTGGATAAACTCAAATAAAAAGTCGATCATCAGATCGGCTTTCTTAGTTCCTATACTTTCAGTAGCAGTTATTTCAATATCTCACGTAGTTAGCTGGTACGATCTTGCTAATCCGATAAGCTGGGCAATCTACTTGTCAGTCGCTATTGAGATTGCTGCAATGTCATCAATCGCCGCATCGTCTGTAAAAATAAAAGGATTTTCAGTATGGTTCGTTTTCATCATAGTCACTCTCATACAGTTTATAGGAAATATCTATTACTGTTTTTCTGAAATAGATTCAGCGTCGACTCAGTTTAAAAATTGGGTTGACCTCACTCAACCTATACTTGAAGCGATGGGTAGTGATTTGACTGATACTTTAGCTCAAAGACGATGGTTAGCTCTTCTAGAAGGAGGATTGCTTCCATTAATTTCTTTAACTTGCTTGCACTTCTTCATCAAATATGGAGACATTGATGATTCACCAGAAATTCCGCAAGAAAACAAGGAGAATGATGATTTACCTGAATCAACGGAAGCTCCAGTAAATCCCCAGATTACTGACTCAGTTACTGTCTCCCAGATCGATCAGGAGCCCATTGAGTTTATCCAAGAGCCAGAGATAGTTGAACCATCACCTAGTAACTTAGATGAACTTGAGAAGCCTCAAGTTTCATCTGAACAGTCAGAAATACTTGAGAAAACTAATTCCAAGAAAAATAAAGCGATTCCTCAAACGTCAAGACATAAGCAAGTAATCAAGAATCTTATGAAGTTTGGTGGAAAGTATTAATCCATCGGGAGAATCTCATTTTTCTTCAATAAATAATAAAAAGATTTATTGATGGCTACTCTAACTTCAATATGTGACTGCTGCGGAAGCTCAAATTCATACGATGTTTTACAGATGTTCAATGACGGATGTCTAAAAATAGTCGATGGATCAAAAACAACAGATGAATTCTGTTTCACCGATTTTGCTTTTCCAGTAGATGGAAGTACTTGTGCAACTGTTACTCTTAATGAAGATGGAGGAACGCATATCGTTTTTGATAACAACATCGTAGGTTTCACAGTTCCTGAACCAGATGCTAATTTTCCAACTGACTTTATCAAAGCCAGAGGAGTTATGATCCGTGTTGCGTATCCTACTCTAGATTTGGATGGAGAAACAATACCTATTCAAGATAAAAAAGCACAGCTGTTAATTGAAGATGCATATGGCATAATAAGCACTCAGCCTTTTTACGATCTGTATATGCATTTCGTAAACCCACATAGTAATATTGCAGCTGATGTAATAAATAAAATAACAGTAGTAAACCCTAATTCTAATTATAGAATCAAGGTGCATACTTTAGTAATATTAGGTAAATCAGTATGATGAACGATAAAATTTTAAATGAAGGAAGAGCAGCTACATCATTTCTACAATATAGAAATTTGATGGGCGGTTTGCCTTTTTATGGAACATCCGGCGATTACCAATTTACAACAACAAACCGCAGTCAATTTACTCCAGGCTTTCAGATAAAGATCACAAATCTAACTGATATGTCATACAATGGAGACCCTGGAATGAGTGATTTTGATAGCATGGTGAATACTGTTAGAAAACACTTTAGGGTAGGCGATCGAGTTAGAGGACTTATCGTTAATTCACAAATTGAAAACGAAGAAGGTCGATATGCGGTTGGAAGAATCGTAAAATTCGATATAAACTATAGCGACCGAACGATTAAAGTAATAATTAAAAATCCGGAAACTCTAGAAACTCAGGAGATTTACTTTGATTCAATGGTTCGATTATATGAGAGCCATAAGATAATGAGATTCTCAGAATATTTAAAGTCCTAAACCAGTATCCTTTTCTAAGTATAAAAAAGAAAAGACTTTATAATGGTTGATAAAATCAATGAAGAAGATGCTCTGCGTTTTCTAGAAGAAAAAGATAAAGAGTTTGGAGTCAATAATGTTGAAGATGAAGCTGAAGTAAGTGTTGAGCCAGTAAAAAGTTTAGGAACTGCTCAATTTTATAACGCTCCTGAGCTTTCTAAAGCATCAGAATCTCCTTGGAAATCATTAAACTTATTAAACATACCTTCACAGGGGTTGTTTTATCCAGATGGAGCAGAAGTTTTATTAAAATCTGCAAAAACCAAAGAAATACGTCATTGGTCAACAATTGATGAGACTGATCCTATCAGCGTTAGGGAAAAAATAAATTTCATACTTAATTCTCTAACGAATGTTTCTTTAAAAACTCCAGGTTCAGTTTATTTAGATCTTCTTGAAATAGACAAATTTCATATCTTGTTTAGAATACATGAATTAACTTTTCCTAATCAAGAAAATAAGCTTTGGGCTAATCTAAAATGTACAAATACTGCGTGTAATCATGTTAATAAAGTGCACGTGACTAGTTCAAATCTAACAGGTTTTGTGCTCCCTGAAGAATTACAAAAATGGTATTCTTCTGAAGAGAGGTGTCTAGTAATAGACTCTCCTAAACTTGGAGAAACACTAAAATTTTATTTACCTTCAATTGGTATGCAGAACCGATTTAGGGCAAAACAAAAAACAGATAGAGAAAACAATCAATTAGCTGATGACTTTTTCTATGAAATGGGTCCATACTTATTCAAAGATTGGAAATCTCTAAGTAACGAAGAGATTTCACGATTAAAAATTGAATCGCAAGACTGGTCAGTTCAGAAGACGACTGTTGTGTATAAGATAGTAAAAATGCTCAAGGAAAACTCAGTAAATAAAGTAGGTTTTGCTTGCGAAAAATGTAAGACCGTTGGGGAGAGCAGCATTTTTTTGGGAGGAAGCTTCACTGTCAAAGATATTTTCATTATTTCAGCTGGACTTGATGAACTTATTTGAGCTTAATGCTCGATTGGCTGTGAAGCTTGGACAATCTTTAGAGACGTTGTATGATCTTGATTATTTTGAGTATTCGATGTATTTCAATATAGTTAAGAAGGATATTGAAGATGCTAATCAAAAGCCAGATGATCTGTTCAAAGAAATTAAAGCAGACCCTAATGTTCCGTTAAAGGTTAATTTACCAGACAGTATTCGTTTAAAATAAATAATAAGAAATTGTAAGCTGTGAGTATTGCTAAATTCGTAGAAGGCTTTAATAAAGCGATAGATGATCGCATAGCAAAGGCAGAGGCTAATGTTGAGGCACATCCGTATCCAGTAGAAGAGCTAAAGAAAATTAAAGATACTCTTCCTGATTCTGCAATTGCAAAACGATATGGCGGAGATGGAGTCATTGATAAATCTCCAGAACTAATTGCAGCTTCTTTTGAGCAAGATAAAGATCTAGTTAAACGACTAGACGATGGAGAGAAAGCATATGATAAATTCATGGCAGCTCGGAAGCTGAAAAGAGAATCAGATCCTCAAAAATTAATAACTAACTTATACTCAAACGTATATTCGCTACTTGCACAATCCCGTGCACTTGGTGCGAATTTTACAATGAAGGAACTTATTGAACTTTCTCCTGAAAAGTTTGAAGAAACATATAATACTCTTTTAGAAGAAGTGGATGCAACTGATCTAGATCTTCCAGTATCAGTAGACTCTGCTCTTATTTTGGATGCATTTAAGGAGATGCATATGCAGTCAGCGGCTGATGCTGCTGGAAAATCTCCTATAAATGAGGGATCTACTGAACCTAAAAAAGAAGAATCTACAAGTTCTCCAGTAGCTGAACCTGAAGGTAAAAAAGAAGAGCCTTCAAATTCTCCTGTTTCTGAACCATCTGGTAAAAAAGTTGAAGAAACTAGTTCAGTGGTTCAGTCGACCACTTCAACACCGGCCGAAATGCCTGCTGTTGAAAGTAAGGAGGAAGCAAAACCTCAAACCACTGTAAATGTTAATTTGGAGCAAATACAAACTGAGAGCAAACCAACTGAACCTCTTGCTCCTTCTCCAGTAAACGAAAAAGTTGAAACTGCATCTTCTCAAGGTTCACCTGAGAAAATTGAAGAAACTAAAACTGAGCAAACTTTTACTCCAGTTGATGCAAACAGTATATTTTACGGAGGCGGTGATTTTTCAGTAAATAATAAAACAAACGTTTCTCCAATTAATGTCTCGGAAGGAGCTAGTTCTGAAAATGTTTCAAGCACTAGTCAAAATTCTAGTTACTTAAGCATGTTTGGTGATGTTTCATCAAATACTAGTGTTTCACAGCAACCTTCAAATATAAGTTCTACGATAAATGAGAATAGCGGAGAATCTACTAGT